GGAGCGCCGTCTACCAGATTTTCAAGCGCCTGCTGGACGAGTGGATCGCGGAAAGGGGCGCTGAGGCATGAGCAAAGAAACGCGGGGGGGGGCAGCTTGTGAACGGCAAGGAAGTGGCACGGCGTCTGCGCGTCCCTTACCGAACGGCGCTTGACCTGCTCCGGTCCGGCACGATAGCGAGCCAGAAAGAAAAGGGCGTATGGGTAGCCGAGGCCGCGACCGTGCAGAGGTTCAAGCGCGGGAACGACCGGAAGATCGAAAAGCTGCGGGCTGATTATGTGCGGCTCTATTGGGAGGGGCTTTCTCCCGACCAGCTGCAAGCGCGTGTGCGCGACGACATGGCGCTGCGCGGCATCGTCTGCACTGCCGGCGGCTTTGCAGAGCAGGCTATCTATGCCGACCTGATGAAAGAGAGGAACACCACATGAGACATGACCACCGTACCCGCGAGCAGCGCAAGGCAGACGCTTCGGCGCGCATCGCCGCCGTCTGCCTGTTCCTCGCGGTGATGCTTATCATCGTCGCAGCCCTAACGGTTAAAACCACCGGACAGCCGTACAAGGGCGAGCCGCCGGTCATCGAGGACCGGCTGCGCGGCGAGGACAAGCCCGCAGAGGGATGTGCGGTGCTCGACATCGGCGAACCACTCGGCGAGTTCACGCTAACCGCCTATTGCCCGTGCATGAAGTGCTGCGGCAAGACGGACGGCATCACGGCGACCGGCACGACCGCCGCCGAGGGCCGCACCATTGCTGTTGACCCTCTCGTGATCCCTTACGGCTCCGCCGTCACGCTCTACTTTGCCGACGGCACGAGCCATACATACACTGCCGAGGACTGCGGCGGCGCGATCAAGGGAAACCGGCTGGATATTTACTTCGACGACCATCAAGCGGCGCTGCAATTCGGCGTACAGAGTGCGATGGTATATGTGGAGGCGGCGGCATGAAACGGCAGCGAGAGTTGGCAGACCTTGAGCCTTGCCCGAAGTGCGGCAGGCTCGGCGGCGAGCGCAAGCAGAGCGTGAACATCACGGGCAAGTATTACGTCCGCTGTCGCTGCTGCGGCTACACGACGTCAAGCAACGGAGAGCCGAACAATGCCGTTGCGATATGGAACCGGCAGAGCCGGAAAGGAGGCATCCCATGAACAAGCTGCAAGAACGCCGCGTGTTCCTCGGCCTGACACAGCCGGACGTGAGCCGCGAGCTGCGCAAGGTGGACCCGCGCATGGACGTGGGCATGGTGTCCCGTTTTGAGCGCGGTGCGTGCTTACCGACCGCCGCCGTGCTGAAACGGCTCACAGAGGTCTTGCAAGCCTCTGTGAGCGACCTTTACGGCGCGGAGGACATGGCGGCTATGGAAGAACAGAACGGCGGAGAAGTGACCGCAGAGCCGACGGAGAACGCCAAGACGCTTGCGGCATTTCTGCGCTACGGCGCGGAGCAGGCACAGACGCGGGGCGAGCTTTGCCGTCTGACCGGCTGGACGGACCGTGTTGTGCGGCAGGCCGTCGAGGACGCGCGGAAAGCCGCGGGCGACGACGGGCCGTTCATCGTGACCGCCGTCGGCGGCAGGGGCTATTACCTCACCGACGATCCGGACGAGATCGACCGGCACTACCACGGCGAATACGCCCGCGCCATGTCTATCCTCGTCAGCACCAAGGGCGAGCGCCGCTATCTGAAGAAGCGAGGCCGCCTATGACCTACCTGTGCAACCGCTGTGGCGCGATCATTTACGAGCCGCGGACGGTAACGAGCCGTGAAAACCTCGACGGCGAGAACGGCGTCGAGTGGCGGAAAGACCTTTACTGCCCCGAGTGCGGGGCGGAGGAAATGTATTTTGAAGAATTGGAGGAGACCGAAGATGGATAACACCCTGATGAAAGTGACGCAGCTCCCTGTGATTGAGGAGCATTTGAGGAGCCGGAAGGAGCAGACGGAGCGGCGCGTTGCGGAGGCAATGAGCCTTGTCTGCACCGACGAGACCTTAACCAGCGTGAAGAACATTCGCGCCGAGATGAACCGCGAGTTTGCCGACGCCGAGACCCAGCGCAAGGCCATTAAAGCCGCGATCATGGAGAAGTACGACAGCTTCGAAGCCGTCTACCGTGAGTGCATCGCCGACCCGTACAAGCGCGCCGACGCAGACCTGAAAGCCAAGATCGACGCGACGGAAAGCGAGATCAAGAGCCGCTGCGAGGAAATGCTGCTGGGCTATTTTCGGGAGCTGTGCGCGGTCAACGAGATCGACTTCCTTTCGTTCGGGCAGACCGGCGTTAAGGTCGATATGGCGAGCGCCAGAGCCAAGACGCCGAAGAAGCTCATGGAGCAGATCAAGCTAAAGGTGGACGGCGTGGCGCAGGACATGAAAACCATCGGCACGATGGGCGAGAACGCGCCGGAGATCATGGTGGAGTACAAAAAGAACCTCGACCTCTCGCTTGCGATCTCCGTTGTCAACGAGCGTCACCGCCGCGCCGAGGAGGAGAGCGAGGCCGTGAAACGCCGCGCGGAAATGGAAGAGACCCGCGCCGCCGGAGCGTCCGTCCGTGAGGATACCGGTGCGGCGGCCCCGCAGGTCCTCCCGAAGCGCGTGGAGCAGGCGGCGGTCGAACGCCTTACGGTGTCGTTCCGTGTGACCGACACTCTCGAACGCCTGCGCCTTTTGAAGCAATTCCTTGTCAGCAATGGCTACCAATACGAATAATGATTTGAGGAGGATATTACCATGAACGAAATGCAGACCTACAGCAATACCGAAGTTGTGAGCGCCAAGAGCGTGAACACCGAAATGATGATCTCCCGTCAGGCGCAGGAGGTACAGGCGGCAATGGTCGTCGCCAAGCGTTTTCCCCGTGACGAGATCGAAGCGAACAACCGCATTCTCAACGCCTGCAAGCGCAAGAGCCTTGCCGAGCGCGCGATCTATGAATACCCGCGCGGCGGCGAAAACGTGACCGGCCCCTCGATCCGTCTTGCCGAGGTCATGGCGCAGAACTGGGGCAACCTCGACTTCGGCATTACCGAGCTGGAGCAGAAGAACGGCGAGAGTACCGTCATGGCCTACTGCTGGGATTTGGAGACCAACACCCGCCAGACGAAGATCTTCACCGTGCCGCATATCCGCTACACCAAGAAAGGCAGCGTTGCCCTCACCGACCCGCGCGACATCTATGAAATGGTCGCCAATCAGGGCGCGCGCCGTATGCGCGCGTGCATTCTCGGCATTATCCCCGGCGACGTGGTGGACGCTGCTCTTGCGGCGTGTACCAAGACAATGATGGGAAAGAGCGATGAACCCATGATCGACCGCGTGCGCAAGATGGGGCAGGCGTTCAAGGACGACTTCGGCGTGCCGATGGAATGCCTCGAAAAGTACATCGGCTGCAAGGCCGAAGCGTTCACGGCGCAGAGTATCGTGCGCCTGCGCAACGTGTATACCTCGCTGAAAGAGGGGCGTGCGAGCCGCGAACAGTATTTTGATCTCCCGACCGTCGAAGTGGACGAGACCACAGGCGAGGTCAAGGGCGAGCTGCCCGCTCCCACTGATGTTCTCGGTACGCCGGACGACGGAAAGACCGGCACCCCCAAGCAGGTGAGCATGGATGATCTGTAAGGTCAAGGTCATTTCGACCGGTTCCAAGGGGAACGCCGTACTGCTGAATGATGAAATTCTCATTGACTGCGGCGTTCCCTTTCGGGAACTCGAACCGTACTGCAAGGGATTGAAGCTCGTCCTGCTGACGCACATTCACGGCGACCACTTCAACCCCGAGACCATCAAGCGCCTGCACTTCCTGCGCCCTGCGCTGCGCTGGTGCGTCCCTCCGTGGCTCGCTGAGCCGATGGGGCGCATCGGCGTGGACCACCGCGTGATCGACGAGGGCATGGCGGGCCATGTGCTGTTCTACTCCTGCTCTCTTTCCTGCCCTGCCTATGTGACCTATGACCCCATCCCACACGATGTTCCGAATTGTGCTTGGCATATCGAATTTGCAAACGGTGAGCGCGTGTTTTATGCGACGGACTGCGCGTCGCTGGATGGGGTATCTGCGTTGGCCTACGACCTTTATCTGATCGAAGCTAACTACGGAGAAGAGGAGATACAGGAGCGCATGAAGCGCAAGCTGGAGGCGGGAGAGTTCAGCTATGAGAGCCGCGCGATAGAGAGCCATCTATCCCGCGAGCAGGCGCACGCATGGATCGCCCAAAACGCCGCCATCGGCAAGAGCCATGTGCTCTATCTGCACCAACATCAAGACGTGGAGGATCACCTATGAGATCAAGAGGCGCGCTGACATGGTTTGCGGTCGATACCTGCATACATACCTCGCCGAAGGTGGTAGACCTCGCTTCAAAGCTCGGCCTTGACCTCGACACGACGGTCGGAAAGCTGTGCCGCCTGTACGCATGGGCAAAGACAACGGGAAACGAGAGCGGGTATATCGGTTTTATCCCGAATGAAGAGATCGCCGGTATTCTTCGCTGGAACAAGAAACCGCAGGTGCTTGTCGGAGCTCTCACATCAAGCGGCATCCTCGACAAAGACGAGGACGGCGGATACACCATTCATGGATGGTACGAACGGAACGGAAAATCCACGGAAAAAGCGCGGAAAGATGCAGAGAGAAAAGCATAGTTTCTCCACGGAAATTCCACGGAAAATCCACGGAAATTCCCGCTGTACAAATACAAATACAGATACAGATACAGAGAGAAATACATAGTCTTTTCTTCTGTTAAGCGCGCTATTGTTAGACTTCAACAGAACAGGAGGATTGCCCCATGACGAAAGAGGAGATGGCCAAGCTCTCCGGAATGCTGGATGCGTTCTTCACTTCTGCCCCTGCCGGTCAGCGCGCGAGCGGGAACGAGAATATCTTCCTTGCGTACTATCTGGCGCTGGAACCGTTCAGCTACGCGCAGGCCCGCGAGGGCATCATCGTGCATTCCCGCAAAAGCCGGATGTATCCGGCCCCTGCGGAAATCATCGCCTGTATGCCGGAGGCCGTGGCGGGCGGGGAGGAGAACGCGCCGCCGTGTGACCGGGGCTGGATGCGGAAGCACATTCCGCCGGAGAACATCGGCAGCGTTTCCCGCTATGCGAGGCAGCACGGTATGACGTGGCCGCAGGCCGCGGCTGCGCTCAGAGGGGCGCGGGTGGCGCCATGAGCGGCTATCGCGGCGGCTGCTTCGCTTGCCCGTTCTACTCGCGGGACTACCGCGACTATCTCAACTGCGAGGGCGGGCAGCTCAAAATGCCGAAAGAGGCACTGGACGACTACATGGCGCGGTACTGCGCCAACTCCACAGCATGGCGCAGCTGCACCATTGCCCGCGCCCTGCTGCTGAACTACGAAAGGAAAGAACGACATGACAAACAAGCAAAAGATCGCCGAGCTTGAAACGAAGCTGCGGCGCTACGAGAAAAGGATCGGCGATTTGCAGAAGCTCAACGCGAAGCTCTCCGTGCAGGTGGTTGGCTCCACGCAGATCGGCAAGGCCGTGGACGCGATTCTGATCCAGACGGCGCTCACCTACGGCGAGGCTGCCATAGACCCCGATACCGGCGAGGAGATCGGCAAGCGCCTGACGCTTCCACCCATCGAGGTGAGTGAGCTGCTGAAGCGCTACGAGGTCCACGCCCGCAAGGACGACGGCGGACAGTACATCATCGGCGTCGGCCTGCGGGACGACCCGAACGACCACAAGGGAGGCAACGCATGAGAATAGCTGTTATGAACACCAACGTGTTCAATACGATCATCGCCGCCGTAAAGGGCGCGGTATCAACGAGCGCAAGAAAGCCGATGTATGAGTATATCCGGCTGGAATTTCGCAGGGAGAACAAGGCGGTTACGGCTATCGCCACAGACGGCTATCGTCTCTTCGTGGAGCACGCGACCTGCTTTGAGATCGAAGAGGATTTCGATTGCTACATCAAGCCGAGCGTTCGCCTGCCGCGCGGTCAAGACATGCGCTTGGAGCTGAAAGAGCGGAGCAAAACGGAAAGCGCGGTTGAGATCGAATGCCTCGGCTGCATCTTCGGTTTTGTTCAGCCGGTCGGGGAGTTTCTGGATTGGGAAAAGGTCCTGCCCGATGCGCCGACGTTCCGCATCGGTGTGAACGCCGAGTATCTTCTCTCGGCGTTGCAGGCGGCAAAGGCCAGCGTCGGCGGCACCTTCAAGCAGCCTGCTATTCTGGAATTCCGCGGGCCGATTGCCCCCATTACGATCAAGACCAACCGCAAGGACGTCAAAATGGTCCTGCCGGTGCGCATCAAGGAGGCGGACAATGGCTCTGACGGCGGCTGATGTGGCGAGAATGTCCCCTGCGGCGCAGAAGCAGATCGCCGCGAAGCTCGTCGGCGAGGCGCAGCGCAAGGAGCGGAAATACCGCAACGAGCCGACGGTCTCGCACGGGATCACGTTTGACAGCAAGAAAGAGGCACGCCGCTATGAGGAGCTTTTGCTGATGCTCAAGGCCGGAACGATCCGCAGGCTCAAATTGCAGGTCGATTTCACCTTGCAAGAGGCATACACGACGCCGGAGGGCGAGAGGGTACACGCGATGCGCTATCGCGCAGACTTCGCCTACGAGCGCCCTACAAGGCCGGACGCGGCGGGCGTGGTTTACTGGATTCCGGTCGTCGAGGACGTCAAGAGCAAGGCGACGGCGACGGACAAGTACAAGCTCAAGAAAAAGTTGATGCTGGAGAAATTCAACATCACGGTCAAGGAGGTCTGACATGGACATAGCAATTATTCTTGCGCTGGCGCTGGTGGCTCTCGCTGCCGCTCTGCTCGCGTGGGCGTGGCGGAGAAACCGCCCGCCCTGCGCGACCTGCCGCCACCAGTACAAGCGCTACGAATGGTCGAACGGGCGCACGGCCTACTCCTGCCGCCTGCGGCGTGGGAAGTGGAACAAGCTGCGCATCGTGCAGGACATTGAGGACTGCCCGCATTGGGAACGGAGGAAGCATGAGAAAGACGATTGAGGTCTGCCGTCCATGCGTGGAAGCGATGCGGCGTGCCGGAAAGGTGCTGCGTGAGGTAGAGCATCGGCGCGACGAGAAAGGCACCTGCTTTTGGTGCGACCGGCGGCGCTTCGTGAGCCGGTATGAGATCGTGAGGAGGTAGAGTGATGGAACGACTGACAAATAAACGCGAAGCTGACGCGCAACGAGAAGAGTACGAGCGCCGCCTTGCAAACGGGTATCCGCGGAATATCCCGGAGGAGCGGTTTCTGCGCCTTGCCGCCTACGAGGACACGAGGCTGACGCCGGAACGCTGTGCTGAATTTGCGCGAGCAGACGCGGAAGGACGGTACATCGTAATGCGTGATGCGGAGCAGGAGGGCGTTGCCCGCCTGCGCGAGTTGGCCGAGGCCGACAAGGAAGGTCGGCTGGTGGTGCTGCCGTGCCAGGTTGGAACCGCGACATATTATATCCGTTATCCGATTGCGGTTTACCCAGATGAAAGCGAACCGGAAATTAAGAGGGGTATCTTTACTTTGTGCGATTTGGATCGTGTTGGGCACTCCGTTTTTCTCACCCTCGAGGAGGCTGAGAAAGCATTGGAGGCGATGAAGAAATGAGTAAGGCTGTCATGCTAAGCGTCCGCCCGAAGTGGTGTGAAAAGATCGCCCGCGGCGAAAAGACGATCGAGGTGCGCAAGACGCGGCCAAAGCTGGAAACGCCGTTTAAGTGCTACATCTACTGCACGCAGGGCAACGACGCACGCAGATTGCGCGGGTCATGGGGTAAGGTCATTGGCGAGTTTACCTGCGACCGGATATTTCCCATCAATGTTTTCGACAATGGCAGCATTCAGAACTGGCTTTTCGAGCACATGAAGCGATCTTGTCTTACATACGAGGAGCTTGCTGACTACATCGGCAACGGGAAAACCGGCTACGGCTGGCACATCTCCGACCTGCGCATCTACGACGCGCCGCGCGAACCGAGCGAGTTTACCGGTCTACGCGATACGAGGTTCGGCGCAGCGCCATGTGACATCAAGCGCGCGCCGCAGAGCTGGTGCTATGTGGAGGCGATGTGATGGGACGGCTGTGGGATTACTGCGCGTTCTGCGGAAAGCGCATCGAAACGGGAGAAAAGTGCTACGGCTTGCCAAGCGGAGAGAGCGTATGCACAGATTGCTGTGTTGAAGAAAACGAGGGCGCGGCTGTATCCAACGGGGAGGAAGAACAGGTGGACGACAATGGCTGAATACATTGGGGCAAAGATGGACGGTGAGCCATGTACGCCATCGAAGTGATCCGCGTCCGCCGCGACAAGCGCTATGCGATCCGCCGTGTATGCGGCACATACGCCGTCCCCGCCGAGGCTGTCGGCAAGAGCTATGCCACCGAGACCGAAGCGCGGAGAGCCGCGCGGGACATGGGTGTGAGCATTGAGGCCGTGGGCGACCTGTACCAGATATGCCGGACGCGGGCATGAAAAAAGCAGCGGCCCCGTGTTTGGGGGCCGCTGCTTTGCTATTCGTCAAGCTGGGATAGAATAAAGCTCTTGATCTCTGCGTTAGGGGTAGTGCCGTTCTCGGCACAATGGGCCTTGTAGCGCTCGGCGGTCTCGCGGTCGAGCTTGCAGCCGATCACGGTTGATGTCTTGTATTGATAGGCATTCTGCGCGCGGCGCTGGGCGTCCGTTCTTGTTGCGCTCGTTTTGGCTCTTGGCATTTGTCCAACTCCTTTTCGACATGCTGCATAGTCAGTATTATATTTTGCGCCGCGTATTCTGTCAACGGTTTAACCGCATACGAAATGAACAAAATATATGGTTAAACATTGACAATATTGCCATCTTGAAAATATGGTTAAACCATATAATAGACCACAACGACAGGCCGCGAGGCCGGAAGAATCGACACGCCTGACCTATCGGGCCTACGGGGAGAAAGGACACAACATGTTTCCGATACGCAACAAACACGATCTCCGCTTGGCGTATGAGCTGCTGAACCTGCTGTCCGGCAGGCCAAGCTTCAACCCGCGCCCCATTAAGGCCGGCATCAGGGCCTACCTCAAATCCGATGACGGCAGGTTCCCAAACTTCGGACGAGAGCGGCGCATCGTCTGCGACGATGGCTTCGACGGGTATCTCGAATTGGTAGAGCTGTCGGAAGTGGTCACCGACGAGATCGACGCGCGCGACTACTTCGAAGCCTGCATTGAGATTAGGATGCTGCCGTCCGCCTACGACTGCACGGGGCAAGCGTTCACGAGTTGGTACAAGCTGTTCAAGCGGCGCGGTCACTACTTCGCCTATCACCAAGTATGCTTTGACGTATGATAGACCACAACAGCAGGCCCCAACGGGCTGTGACTTCGCCGCCGGATACCTTGGAGCCGCCGCCCGCCGCGCCCTCGGCCTGACCGAATAACAAACCAGATCCCGCCCCGGAGGTCACGAGGGCAGAAAGGAAACAAAATGAACGACCGCACCGCCGCCACAAGATACACGATCAACCGCGACGGAACCCTTGAAAAATGGTACTTGGAGCATGACGGCGGCGAGACCGTCTATCTCCGAAAGACCCCGCGCCCAAAATGGAACTGCGGCATGAAAGAATTTCCTGCCGCCGAGGTCTACGAAACATACCGCGCCGCAAGAAATGCGCAGAAAGGACACCTATGAAAGCTAAACTGAACGATGCTCAGGCTCGCGCATATATCGCGGGCGAATCGAGCGAACCCGTGCAGGAGATTGAGCGTAAACACATTCTCCTCCTTGTGTCCGCTTTGCAGGAGGCTGCAGAGCGTCCCGGCATGAACCTCGCAAACCTGGGCAAAACCGCCGACCGCTATGTGGAAAATCATCAGAACACAGAAAACCGGCAGGAGTTGTCCTTGCTGACTGCGACTCGTGACGCCATCAAAGCCGAGGGTAATTCCCTCGGCGGCTTCTTCCTGCCCGAACGAGGGAGAGGGGGAAAGGGGGACTATAGGGGGATAAGGGGGAGAGGGTGCGTATTCCCGTGATGTGTGTATATGGCAGAGAGGGTATATCGCGTGCGCGCGCAAAAGACGGCAGGGGCCGGCGGGGAAAGAAAACGCCCGCGCCCGTGGTGAAAGCCGTGAAAAGGCGTGATACGCTTTAGAATACAGAACATTTCAGAAAGGCGGTGGCGGTATGGCGGAGCTGAATGATAAGCAACAGCGTTTCGTCGAGGAATACATGATCGACTTGAACGCTACGCAGGCCGCTATCAGAGCGGGCTACTCCGTTAAGAACGCGGCTTCGATAGGGGCGCAGCTGCTAAAGAAAACTCAAGTTCAGCGCGCAATAGCGCGCGCGAAGGCAGAGCGCAGCCGCAGGACCGGCATCACGAGTGACCGTGTGTTGCAGGAGCTGGCCCGCATAGCCTTTGTCAATGCCGCCGATCTGATTGACCCCGAAACCGCGCAGGTGCTGCCCGACGCAAGCCCCGACGATCTGAAAGTGATCTCTGGCGTCAAGGTGAAATATGTCCCGCACAAAGAGCTTAACGACGACGGCGAGATCATGATTGTCGATGCAATAGAACGCGAAGTGAAGATGTGCGACAAGGTGAGAGCGCTTGATATGCTCTGTAAGCACCTTGGACTGTACGACGCGAAGCAGGGCGACGACGAGGGTGGGACCGGCATTGTGGAGCTGCCCGCGGCTATGCCCACACCTCTGCCGCCCGAGGACGACGAGGACGGTGACGGCCCATGAGCGCCAATGTGATCTGGTCGCCGCAGGAGCGGCAGGCGCTTTTCATGAGCCGCTTTGAGGACGAAGCGCTGTACGGCGGCGCGGCTGGCGGCGGCAAAAGCGACGCGCTTGTGATCGAGGCCCTGCGGCAGGTCGATGTCCCGCACTATAAGGGCCTGATCCTGCGAAAGACCTTTCCCCAGCTCGCGGAGCTGATCGACAAGACGCTGAACTACTACCCGCGGCTGTTCCCGCGCGCCCGCTACAACGGGAGCAACCACACATGGACGTTCCCGAGCGGCGCGAAGATCATTTTCGGCTCGATGCAGTACAGCAAGGACAAGGTCAAGTATCAGGGGCAGGCGTATGACTTCATTGCCTTTGACGAGCTGACGCATTTCACCTTCGACGAGTATACATACCTGTTTTCCCGCAACCGACCGAACGGGCCGAATACGCGCGTCTATACGCGCTCCACGGCGAACCCCGGCGGCGTGGGCCACGGATGGGTTAAGGAGCGGTTTATCACCGCGGCACCGCCGATGCAGACGGTATGGGAGCGCGTGATGATACGATACCCGGACGGGCACGCGGAAAAGCGGTGGAAGAGCCGCGTATTCGTGCCGTCCACGGTGTTCGACAACAAAATCCTGCTCGCAAACGACGATAACTACCTCGCCCGCCTTGCCTCCATGCCGGAAGCGGAGCGGCAGGCGCTGCTATACGGCAATTGGGACAGCTTCTCCGGTCAGGTGTTCCGTGAGTGGGTAAACGACCGTGGGCACTACACCGACCGCATCAAGACGCACGTCGTCTCTCCGTTTCTGATCCCGAAAGACTGGACGATCTGGTGCGGAATGGACTGGGGCTATTCCCGACCGTTCTCCATCGGCTGGTACGCGGTCGACCATGACCGGCGGCTCTACCGCATCCGCGAGTATTACGGCTGCACCGGCACGCCGAACGAGGGCGTGAAGATGGAGCCGACCGCCGTGGCGCAGACCATGCGGCGCATCGAGGCGGAGGACCCGAACCTCAAGGGGCGCACGATACACCGCGTGGGAGACCCGGCGATCTGGGGCACGCAGGGGACGGAGAGCATCGGCTCCCTGTTCGAACGGGAGCGCGTTTACTTCGAGAGAGGCGACAACGCCCGCCTCGACGGCAAGATGCAGGTGCATCACCGCCTTGCATTCGACGAGCGCGGCGTCCCGATGCTCTACGTCTTTTCGACCTGCAAGCACTTCATCCGCACCGTGCCGAGCCTTGTCTATGACGAGCGCGACGTGGAGGACGTGAACACTGAGCAGGAGGACCACATCTACGACGAGCTGCGCTATGTGTGCATGGAGAATCCAATCGCCCCGCGCATCCGAAAGCCGCAGGAGCCGAAGCCCTACGATCCGCTCTCGACCGGAGACACCGCATACGACCGCTACGACTGGTATCGTAAACACTAACACACAGGAGGAAAAGACCATGAAAATCAACCCCGATGCACAGCGCACAGAGTACGGCTTGCCCCCGGAAACGCCCGCGCAGGCCGAAGCCGCCGGAATCTACGCGCTTTTGCAGAGCAAGGGCAGCTCTCCGACCGTTGGCGCGCTGCGCGACAGCACCACGGAGGCCATGACGCCGACCGCCGCCATCGGGCAGCAGGAGCTTTCCGAGGCGATGGAAGCGCTGCAAAAGTACAAGGGCGGCAAGGCCAACTATGAAAGCCGCATCAAGAGCAATGAAAAGTGGTGGCGGCTGCGCCATTGGGACGAGCTGCGCAGCAAGCAGCCACACGCGGGCGACAGCCCGGAGCCTGCGAGTGCTTGGCTGTTCAACTCCATTCTCAACAAGCACGCCGACGCGATGGACAACTACCCGGAGCCGGTGTGCCTGCCGCGTGAGCCGAGTGACGAGGAGAGCGCAAAGACCCTCTCGGCGATCCTGCCGGTCATCATGGAGGATAACGAGTTTGAATCGACCTATAGCTACGAGTGGTGGGAAAAGCTCAAGCACGGCGCGGCGATCTACGGCGTCTTTTGGGACAGCGGCAAGGAAAACGGCCTCGGCGACATCTCCATTGACCGCATCGACCCGCTGAACATCTTTTGGGAGCCGGGCGTCGAGGACATTCAGGACAGCCGGAATCTGTTCGTTCTCTCGCTGGTAGACCGCGATCTGATCGAGGCGGACTATCCCGAGTATGCCGGTCAGCTCGGCGGCAAGAGCTTCGAGACCACGCGCTACGACTACGACGACACCGTAGACACGAGTGGCAAGGTCACGGTGATCGACTGGTATTATAAGCGCCGGACAAACGGGCGCACGGTGCTGCACTACGCGCGCTTCACCGACCCCGAGCACCTGCTGTACGCCTCCGAAAACGACGAGCAGTACACGGAAAAGGGCTGGTATTGGGACGGCGAATACCCCGTCGTGGTCGATGCCCTGTTTCCTGAGAAAGGATCGCCGATGGGCTTCGGCTACATCGACATTGCGCGCGACCCGCAGCTCTACATTGACAAGCTGTGGAGCAACATTCTGGAAACCTCGCTGATCAACACCAAGCGACGCTTTCTCGTGAGCGAAAGCGTCAACGTCAACGAGGAGGAGCTGCGCGACGTCAATTCCCCGTTCATCCATGTAGGCGGGCAGGTGAGCGACGAGCGCATCCGCGAGCTGACCATGCGCCCGCTGGACAGCGTGTATGCCAACATCGTTTCGATGAAGATCGACGAGCTGAAAGAGACGAGCGCGAACCGCGATGTGTCCAACGGCGGCGTGAGCGGCGGCGTGACGGCTGCTGCGGCGGTGGCCGCCTTGCAGGAGGCGGGCAACAAGGCGAGCCGCGACATGATCGCCGCGGGCTACCGGGCAGACACGCGCATTGTCCGCTTCTGCATTTCCCGTATGCGCCAGTTCTACGACACGGAGCGCAGCTTCCGCATCACGAACGAAATGCCATACGAATACGCCTCCGTAGGACCGCAGCAGCTTGCCGATCAGGTGACCGGACAGGACAGCGAGGGGAACGACCTGTTCCGCCGCCCGATCTTCGATATCAAGATCAAGGCGCAGAAAAAGAACCCGTTTTCCCGCGCCGAGCAGAACGAGCGGGCAAAGGAGCTGTATCAGATGGGCTTCTTCTCCCCGGAGCGTGCGCAGGAGAGCAGCATCGCACTGGACATGATGGACTTTGAGGGCATTGACAAGATACGCTCTCAGGTCAACGAGGGCGCCACGCTCTACAACATCGTACAGCAGCAGGGTGCGGAGCTGCAAAAGGCTCTGGCGATCATTCAGGCGCTCACCGGCAAGGACATGGGCGTCACAAACACGCAGGGAGGCGCGTCTATGGCGCAGGGCGGCGGAGCGTCCGCGAGCGGCGGCAGCGGCCTTGCAAGAGCCGAGGCAGACGCGCAGGCGCAGCAGACGCCGTATATGCAGCGGCTCGCGGAGAACAGCAAGCCGAATATGGCGGCGTCCTACAACGCGGCGAATCCGCAATAATGGGAGGACGGTATGACAAGAGTTTACGCGGAGCAGGACGGATCGCGCTATATGCTGCTCGCCGAGGGCCATGCCGGCGCGACGGACGCCTGCAATTACATTACGGGCGTGATGTACGCCTTTGCCGGGTATGTTGCCAACGCCGAGCGGGATGGGCGCTGCGAGGTCTACAGCCTTGAGATCGACGACAAGGAGCCGCGCTTCCTCGTACATTGCAGCGGCGACGAGCGCGTGGAGGCGGCATTTGAGGCGGCCCTGATCGGCTTGCAGCAGCTCGAACAGACGAGGCCGGAGAGCATCGCGGTCGATCTCGCCGAAGAAAACTTGTAAAAAATCTTTTCGTCCCGTGGTGAAACGGAGAAAACCCCGTGTTACGCTGAAAGCGCACAGGGGTATGTCTCCTTCGAATGAGTGTAGGGAGGCCGAAAGGCTTTCCGTGCATGGGAGCGTCGGTTCTGGCGCTCCCATGTCCCTACGCCGAGAGCTTTCCTGTGCTGCTTACACGGGGAAAGGACCCGCGATACAAGGAGGACATGACCATGAAACGCAACAAACTTTTGTACCCTGTCACCCTCGGCCTGTTTGACGGCGGCGCTGCCGCCGGAGGAGCGGGTGCTGGAGCTGCCGCCGGTGCGTCGGGCGGCGGTGACGCGGGCACAGCTACGGGCGATACCACAAATGCAGGCTCCGCTTCCACCCGGCGGGGCAAATCGGGCGAATACGCCAACGTCGTGTTCGGGAAAGCGCCTGCGGGCGAGGATTCCGGCACGGGCGGCGCACAGCAGACGCAGCCTCACGCCGCCGGTGATGGCAACAGCAAGGGAGAGGACCTGAGCAAAGAGTTCCGCGACCTCGTAAACGGGAAGTACAAGGACGCCTACGCCGCAGAAGTCCAGCGCATTATCAACCGCCGCTTCGGCGAGGATAAGACCAAGGACACGCAGCTTGCAGCCCAGCAGCCGATCATTGACACGCTCATGCGCCGCTACGGCATCACCGACGGCGACGTTTCCAAGCTCTCTTCCGCCATTGACGGCGACGAGGCGATGAGCGACGTGCTGTTTGGCCGCGAGGCGGAGGCTCACGGCATGAGCGTCCCGCAGTACCGCGAATATGTGCGCATCCAGCAGGAAAACGAGAGCCTGCGCCGCGAGGAAGCGGCGAGACGGCAGGAGCAGAGAGCGAATGAGCAGTTCAACGACTGGATCAGGCAGGCGACCGAGGTCGCTTCCGTCTATCCCGAGTTTGACCTGCAAGCGGAATTGAAGAACAATCCGCGCTTTATTGCCATGCTGCGCTCCGGCGTTCCTGTACGGCACGCATACGAGGTCTCGCATCTCGATGACATTCTCGCCGGAACGGCCAGAAATGCAAGCGCAGCCGCCGAAAAGCGCGTGACCGACAACATCCGCGCCAAGGGTATGCGCCCGACTGAGAACGGGACCATCTCCCAGCCGGGAAGCGTCCGCAAGGACGACCCGAGCAAATGGACCAAGGCCGACCGCGCCGAAGTCATGCGGCGCGTGGCGAGGGGAGAAAAAATCACGCTGTGACCGCGTTCTCCCTTTCGCCGACTACGAAAGGAGAATGAAAAACCATGAAGAAAATGCTTTCCAAGTTCCTCATGCTGATGGTGCACATGTCGCTGTTCGATCAGCAGACCAACGTCACGTCCGACGCCGGTATGAGCGTCGAAATGAAGACGTTCTATTGCGACACCCTCATTGACAACGCCGAACCCGAGCTTGTCCACGACCGTTGGGCGCAGAAGCGCGACATCCCCAAGGGCAAGGGCAAGGAGATCGAGTTCCGCAAGTACGATCCGCTGCCCAAGGCTCTTGTGCCGCTCACCGAAGGTGTGACGCCCAAGGGCAAGAAGCTCAACGTGACCGCGTTCAAGGCGACCGTGGAGCAGTACGGCGACTTCATCGAGTATTCCGACATCCTCGAGCTGACGACCATCGACAACAACCTTGTCGAGGCCACCAAGCTGCTCGGCTCTCAGGCGGGCCGCACGCTCGACACCATCACCCGCGAAGTGCTCAACGGCGGCACGAACGTGCAGTACGGCGAGGGCACGGTCTCCGGCCGCCACCTGCTTGTCGGCGGCGAGACCTCCGGCAATATGTACTTCACCGTGCGCGCGGTGCGCAAGGCTGCCCGTTTCCTCAAGACCATGAATGCGCCGCGTAAGGACGGCTCCTATTGGGCGATCATTCACCCTGACTGTTCCTTTGACATTCAGGATGACGACGACTGGAGGCGCCCGCACGAGTACAAGGACACCGCGAACATCTATGACGACGAGATCGGCAAGATCGCGGGCGTCCGCTTTGTGGAGACCACGGAAGCGAAGATTTTCCACGCCGAGAATCTGACCGCCGCGGCGCGCGAGCTGACCGTGAAGAGCTATTCCGCCAAGGTCGTGACCGTCAACGAGGCGATCAGCGCCGACGAGGCCGCAGCCCTTGCGGGCCGCCTGGTCATTATCGAGGGCCAGCTCTGCGAGATCGAGAGTGCGAGCGCTGCTGCCGCAGGCTCCGCGACCATCACGCTCAAGGAAGCGCCCGCTACCGCTCCCGCTGCGTCCAACAAGGTCTACCCGGGCGAAGCCGGCGCCAAGGGCCGCGACGTGTACTCCACCATCATTCTCGGCGCGGACGCCTACGGTACGACCGAGCTGACCGGCGGCGGCTTGCAGCACATCGTCAAGCCTCTCGGCTCTGCCGGCAGCGCCGACCCGCTCAACCAGCGCGGCACGGTGGGCTGGAAAGCCACCAAGGTGGCCGAGCGCCTTGTCGAGGCGTACATGATCCGCGTGGAGACCGCTTCCACGTTCAACGACGCGCCCATCAACTGAGCACAGGAGGGGCGGTATCGCCCCTCCTAATAACGATCCGAAAAGGAGGACCAACCCATGAGCAAGGAAACCAAGACCACAGCGCCCGCGCCCGAGGCCATGACGGCGGAAGAGATCGTCGCAAAGGCGCAGGCCGAAGCGGAAGCCATCCGCGCCGCCGCGCTGACTGAGGCGAACGACATTCGCCAGCAGGCCGAGGAGGAAGCCGCGGAAATCCGCAAGGATGCCGAAGCCGCCGCCAAGGAGGCCGCTCCCGTTCCCACCCCTGCCACGCCGAAGCACGACGAGGGTGAGGAATACGTCTATGTGGAGCTTTTCAAGGACAACGGGCGCTACAAGGACGATGTTCTCGTATGCGTCAACGGCGAGAGCTGCCAGATCAAGCGCGGCGTGCGCGTGCGCATCAAGCGAAAATTCCTGTGGGCCATTCAGAACCAGATGCGGCAGGATGCCAACACTGCCAACATGATTCAGGAGATGCACGAGGCGTTTGACGACGCCGCGCGCGCCAACGGCGTGAAGCTGTGACCCTCCCGCTGCACGAAACTGAATAGACCGCGAAAACACAAAGCAGTTACGACACGGCGTAGCAGACGGGAAACCTCCTCTTCTGCTGCGCCGTGTTCTCACAAGGAGAACAGTATGGAACAGAGAATTATCAAGCTCTCCGTGAAGAATGAGTACATTCTCGGGGAGGGCGTCGTGATCGGCGCGGCAGGCTCGCACGACGAAGTTCTGCTTGAACTGGACTTCCGGGCCTCTCCCGTGTGGCACGGCACGACGAAAAAGGCGATTTTCTACGACGCAATGTACAAAAACCCAGCAACTATTTTGCTGACAACAAATTTGCTCGCAGAGGGACAGACGGATGTTTACTATGTTCCGGTCCCGCAGGCGGCAAAGACTGCTGCCGGAGACTGCTTTCTCACGGTGGAGGGGACAGTTGTGGAGGGAAGCGGAGAAAACGCAAAGGAAACGGTACGCGTGACGACGAAAGAGGCTCGTTTTCCCGTTCTTCCAAACAAAAGATATCTGAATGAAACCCCCATTACGCCAACGCAGGCGGAGCAGCTGCAAGCGGAAATCGACGACATCAAGAACACGGTTTCCGAGGCAAAGGAGAGCGCCGACGCCGCCGAGGCGAGCAAAAAGGCCGCGGCTGCCAGCGAGCAGGCTGCGGCAAAAAGCGAGACGGCTGCCAAAGCCTCCGAGACCGCTGCCGCCGAGAGTGCAAAGGATGCTGCCGCCAGCAAGGCGGCTGCCGCCAAAAGCGAAGCCAACGCAAAAGCCTCTGAGACTGCCGCCAAGAGCAGCGAGACCGAGGCGGGGAAATCTGCTGCCGATGCCGCCACAAGCGCCGGAAACGCCCTTGCAAGCGCAAACAGCGCAGCGGGAAGCGCGACCGATGCCGAAAATGCCGCGCAGAGCGCCGCGCAGAGTGCCGCTTCCGCGGCAGACAGCGCCGTCGCCGCCGCAGAAAGCAAAGAAAAAGCCGCTGCCTCTGAGGCCAATGCCAAAGCAAGCGAGGAGGCCGCGCAGAAGAGCGCCTCGGCGGGCGCGGACAGCGAAAAAGCGACTGCGGCAAGCAAGACCGCCGCTGAGACCGCGCAGGGAAAAGCGGAAGCCGCACAAAGCAAAGCGGAGGCGGCGCGGGATAATGCAGCGCAGAGCGCTGCCGATGCCGCTGCAAGCAAAAGCGACGCGCAGGCCGCAAAAACCGGAGCCGCCAATGCGGCTACCGCCGCTGCCGAGAGCCAATCTGCCGCTGCCGCAAGCAAAAACGCGGCGAAAGATTCCAAGGACGCCGCCGCTGCATCCGCGCAAGGCGCATCGAACAGCGCCTCCGCCGCCGCGCAGAGCGCCGCCGATGCTGTCGGCGCGAAAAAGGCCGCAGAGAGCTGGGCGGTGGGCGGCACCGGCACCCGCGAGGGCGAGGACGCAAACAACGCCAAATACTGGTGCGAGAGCGCACAGGCGGCGGCGGGCGGCGGTGTAACGAGCTTCAAGGGCCGAGGCGGAGCCGTTGTTCCGCAGAGCGGCGATTATACGTCGGAAATGGTGGGCGCTGACCCCTCCGGCTCTGCGGCTGCCGCGGAAGAGGCGGCAAAAAAGGCCGCGAGCGCCGAGCTGAAAGGGCACACGGGCAAAAAGGACAATCCGCACGGCGTCACCGCGGCGCAGGCGGGCGCCGATCCGGCAGGAACGGCGAACAGTAAAGTCACAGCTCATAACGAGAGCACCGACGCGCACGCGGACATCCGAACCGCCGCTGCCAATGCCGCAAAGGACGCGGCGACGGTGCAGAAGAACCTCAACGCGCACGACCAAAACACCACCAAGCACATCACGGCGGCGGAGCGAACGGCGTGGGACGGCAAGCAGGACAAACTCACCGGCACCGCGGGCCAGTTCGTCGGATTCGATGCCGGCGGGAACGCCGTGGCCGTGGCTGCAAATAGCAGTGTAACGGTCACCTTTACGGCAAATGACTGGACGGGCGACGACGAACCGTTCACGCTCACGATTCCGAAGACCTCGCACAAGAGAAGCAGCGCGGACTTCACCTTTGATGCCTACTCCCTTTGCAGCGACGGCAAATATGCGAAAAACACATGGGCCGTGCTTGAGCTGGACGTTGAATACACGGCGGCGACGGGAGCCTTTAAGCTCATGAGCGACACGAAGTTTGCCGGTAAGATCGTTTTTGCGGGGTGAGGCGATGAGGGCATACAGAGAGGCGGAGCTGACCGTCCGCTTTCGGGACGGCGGTCCGGACGCACAGGTGAAGATTGACTGTGAGCGCGGCGTCATTTGCATCACGACCTTCGACCGACGGAACATTCCGCGGCCATCAAAGATCATTTTCGCGGAGAACGATGTGCGCTATAAGCTGCCGTACAAGCCAGTTGTACACGCCGAGCGCGGAGAACGCCTTACGGAGACCCTGCGGCGCGCCGGTGTGATCGAGCAGGGCGAGGCCGGTCTCGAGGACCTTGCTGTGGAGTATCGGCGCACGGCAGCGCAGATCAGCATTAAAATTCGCGAATGCCGGGAAGCCGGCATAGATACCGGGCATCTGGGCGCGATGCGGCGAGACCTGCGGGAGGCCGCAGCGGTCCTGACCCGATATTATGATTATCCCCGCTTCGGTGTCGGGATATGGGAGCCGAAGCACAAGCGCGGAAAGCGATAACTTTGCACAGGAGGCAGGAGCATGAAAACAGGAAACAGCTATTACGGCGTCAAGTACAAGATCAATGGTCATCGCGTCGGCAACGTCTTTGCACTATCGAGCGAGTACCACGTCACATTTGAGCGGTGCTATTCGGAAAATACGCTCGAATCGGTCGAGGCCATCGACTGGAAGAATGTCACGGTCGAGCAGATTCGCACGGATTGCCCCGCCTGTCCGCTGCCGGAGGGCTACGCCTTCACCGTGAAGGCGATCCAGTACGACATGAACACGCAGAGCATCAAGGTGATCATCAAAGCAGACAAGCAGTATTGGGGCGATGTCACGCCGTATCAGGCGCAGATCGAGAGCCTGACCGCCACTGTCACCGAGCAGACGGCACAGATCGCCGATAAGGATGCCCAGCTCGAGGAAAAGGACAGCGAGATCGCAGCAATGGCAGACGCCGAAACGGCGGCAAAAATTCTTCTGGGGGAGGCAGAGTAAATGAGCATTTCTTATGACGGCGTCGGTACATGGTGCGCCACCTTTGCGGCGGGCACGGGAGCCGAGGAGGGCAAGGTCGTCAAGGTATCCGCCAACGGCACGGTGAGCAAGTGCGCCGCGAACGACGGCTTCTGCGGCGTGGTGGCGGCGATGGGCCGCGACGGCAAGGCGTGCAGCGTGCAGCTCGGCGGCCTTGTGCGCGTACCGTACAGCGGCGAGACCGCGCCGGCGGTCGGCTGGAATCTGCTCGCGGCGGACGGAAACGGCGGCGTGAGCGTTGTGACCAGCGGCGGACACAGCTACCTTGCCGTCGAGATCGATACGACCGGCAAGACCATGACCATCATGCTTTAAGAGGAGGAGAGAGAAATGCCAACTTATACTGAAAGAGCCAGAGCACTCAGGCCTTACATCGAACGGGCAAGCGCATCCCTGCCGGACAGAGACGCGGCGCAGGCTGTTGAGCTGTTTCCCGCGTGGGCGTTCCCGGTCGACTACGCCGAGGGTGATCGGCGCAGCGACGGCGGCAAGCTCTATAAATGCCGTCAGGCACACACCTCACAGGAGGATTGGAGACCGTCTGCAACGCCGGCCATGTGGGTGGTCATCAACGTGGAGCACGCCGGCACGCAGGACGACCCGATCCCCGCGAGCCGCGGCATGGAATACGAGTATGGCAGGTACTATCTCGACAGCGAGGACAGTAAGACCTATCTCTGTGAGCGCACCGGCGAAGCCGCTGGCGGCAAGATCGTGCTGCAGTATCTTCCACATGAGCTGATCGGGCAGTATTTCACGGAAGCCTAAGCGTAAATGAGCGAGAAAATCAACGCTCTCCGCCAGCGGAACAGTGAGCTGCTTGCGCAGATCGCTGAAGCACGCGATAACGGTGCGGACGAGCTGGAGATCGAAATGCTGCGCGAGGAATTGGCGAATGTCCAAGCGATGCTTCACGCCATTGCCCCGCGCAGAGCCAAAGCGCCGCGAGCGAGAACCGTGTCGATGGCCGCGCAGGCAGAGAACGGCGGCGAAATGTCCCTCGGAGACCGCGCGCAATTTCTCTCTTGGGAGCAGGCGGACAATTCGCTTGATGATGAGATCGAGGCTGGAAGAAAGCAGATGCTTTCGGCGGCACAGCGGGGGCTTGAAGCATTGACAGAACGGCAGCGCAAGGTCCTTGAGCTGAACCGCGACGGCGCATCCGTGACGGAGATCGCCGAACGGCTCGGCATCGGGAAGAGCACGGTTTCCCGTACTCTCTCCCGCGCAAAGAAAGCCGTGCGGGAGGAGGTCGAGCTGACAATGGCGCAGGCGGCTTTAAGCGGACAGACAGAGCTTGACCTCGCCGACCGCGAAACGGCAAATCTCCTTCTTTCGGCGATAACGCCGCGGCAGGCTGCTTATCTGTATCTATACTACGGTGAGTGGCTGTCGCTGCGGGAGGTCGCTTCGCTCATCGGTGTGGATAAGGCGACGGTGCTGCGCACAATCCGCAGAGCGCTGCGCAACATCGGAGCGATGACCGGCTTTCAGCCGACGACGCTGCGCGGCATGGACGGCCTCGACGAGCTGGCTTATAGCATTTACCGGGAATTGCAGGAGCAGGATCCCGTTGTGCCGCAGGAACGCAGACCGGCACCGCCGCGCAAAGGGCAAAGCAGCCCGCGCAAGCCGTGCGAGCCGGATAAAGCGCCGATGCCGCCGCTGACGATCATCCGTGCAAAGCGGCACAGGGGGCAAATGCTGCGAGAGCTGGAGCGGCTTTCCGCAAGTGGGCAGAGCGCGCAGCTCTGGCTTGTGGAAATATTCCGAAAGCTGGCAAGAAACCTCAAGAGCGCAGGGCGCTGGCTGCGGAGAAAATACTAAAATAGCCGCCCGAAGGCGGCAAATTGACAAAGCGCGGCGCTTATGATATATTGAACGTGCCCCGAGAGGGGCGGGCGCTGTTGCACAAAAAGGCGGTTAGCCACTTCCTTGCAAAAGGAGGTGATGCCAATGGGAAACGGGCGATGGGCGAGAGCCTTTCGCTTCGCGGTGTGCTTCATCATAATCCTTGCGGTTATGATCTACATATCCCCAAAAGCGTGTTAGCCGCTCGGCTGGCCCCGAACGGCTAACATAGTTTAGCGAGTTTTACGGGCTGACCGTCTTGCGGCAGCGCCCTTTTTCTATTGCCAATATATCATTCATAAGCCGCTTTGTCAAGAACGACAAGGCGGCTTTTTGCTGCCGGAAAGGAAACTGTATGACTGCAAGAGAAGCGATCAAGCAGGCAGACGCACTGCGCCCAAACTGCATTGAAGCGGAAGCAAAGTCCAACATCCTGCGCGAGCTGGAGAGCGAATACGCGGAGCTGATGGGCATGGAGCTGCCGGAAAACAAATGGCCGGAGGATCAGACGCTCTTGATGCCCGCGCCGCACGACAACAGCTATGTATGGTATCTGTGCGCGGGCATTGACCTGATGAACGCGGAAACGGACCTGTACGCCAACGATAAGGTCGTTGCCAACAGCAAGGTGAGCGAGGCAAAGGCGTGGTGGAGGCGGCACAATCGACCGCCGCACCGCGGGAATTGGAAGGTGTGATATGAGCTACCCCGATCTCCCCAACAATATCCGGAAGTACCAAAGCGAGGTCGTTGCCATCCGCGGACTGAACCTCTCGGACAACACGCAGGACGGGGACCTTTGTGAGACGCGCAACATCTCGTGCCGCCGCTATCCCTACTTCTCCACGCGCAGAGCGCGCAGCAAGCTCACGCCGTATGCCAACGCGACCGCCATCACAGCGTGGGAAAAGCTCGTTGTGGTGCAGGGGACGAACCTGCTGTATGACGGCGCGGTGGTTGGGCAGGTAGCGGAGGGCGCGAAGCAATTCGCGGTCGTCAATACCAAGCTCGTCATTTGGCCGGACAAAAAATACCTCGACATTAAGACGCTCACCGTGCAAAGCCTGACGGCGGAGGCGAGCGGCGCGGGCGCAAAGTTTGAGGCCGACAGCATCACCGTGACCGGATGGAGCGACCTGACGACGCAATTCAAGGTCGGCGACACGATCAGCGTTTCCGGCTGCACCGTGCAGACCGGCAACAACAAAAACGCCTACATCAAGGCGGTGGAGGCCGGTAAGATCACCGTGACAAGCAACTGCTTCACGGCAGCGACGGAAACGGCGACGATCACGCTTTCGCGCTCTGTCCCCGATCTCGACTTTATCTGCGAGAGCGAAAACCGCCTGTGGGGCTGCTGCAACGCGGACAAGACCATCTACGCCAGCGCGCTGGGCGACCCGACCAACTTCTTTACCTACGAGGGCATCAGCACAGACAGCTACGCCGTGGCCGTCGGCAGCGAGGGAAATTTCACCGGCTGCGCCAAGCTCTCTACAAGCGTTCTGTTCTGGAAAGAGAATGTGCTGCACAAGATGCTCGGCAGTTATCCGGCGGAATACGCACTCTACACCTACAACGTAGAGGGCTTGCAGGCAGGCTGCCACAAGAGTATGCAGGTGGTCAACGAAACGCTCTTCTATAAGGGCCTGCACGGCATCTACGCCTACTCCGGCGGCATTCCCGCTCTGGTCTCCCGGCAATTCGGCGACCACGAATTCACGGACGCCGTGGGCGGAACAGATGGTGTGCGGTATTTCCTCTCCGTCAAGGAGGGGGCGCGGAGCCGCCTGCTCGCCTATGACATTCAGGACGGTATATGGCTGGAAGAGGACACGACCACCGCGGTCGATTTCGCCCGCATCGGCAAGGATATGTATTTCCTCGACAGCTCGGGCAGCGTCTACCTCGCCGACACCGGCGAAGAGGACGCGAGTATCGAATGGCTGATGGAATTTGTTCCGTTCTACGCCACGATCAACTACCGCAAGCGCATCCGTAAGCTGTTCCTGCGCGTCACCGTGCCCGCCGGAGCGTGGCTGCGTGTAGAGGCCCGCTGTGACAGCGGCGTGTGGTGCGAGGTCGGCAAGATCGCGGGAGGCCCCTGCGACGACGTGTTCACCATGCCGGTGCAGATCGCGCGGTGCGACAAATTCGGCCTGCGCGTTTCCGGCGTAGGGCCGTGCTGCCTGCTCGGCCTGTCGCGCGAATTCAGTTTAGGGAGTGATAGATAATGGCGGTATTCCCCGAAAGCATGGATCGCATCGACCCGGACGACCCGGGCGCGGCGCTTTCGACCATCGAAAGCTACATCCGCTATATGCAGGAGCGCATCGAATTTGCCAACAAAAACACGCTGCGAACGGTCAGCGAAGCGGGCGTTTCCAGCGCAGAGCTTTACAGCAGGATCGTCGAGATTGCCAACACCGTGCAGGGCCTCGCTTCACAGATCGCAAGCCTCAACGGCGACGTGACCGCTCTAAGCGGGAGCGTAAACACTCTGAGCGGCTCTGTCGCAACGATGCAGGGGCAGATAAACAACGCGCAGGAGCAGATTTCCACGATCAACGCAAGTCTGCAATCCCTTGAAGAGCGCGTGAGCGCATTGGAGCAGACGACACCGACGGCCTAACAGGAGGGAAAAAGAAAATGGCAGGCTATTACAACAAGGACAAAGTACAGTTTACAAGGGACTACACAGGGTAGGTATCTGACGGGAGGGGTGCCGCCAGTCAGATTTTCCATGTGATGTTCAAGCTGTCGCTTGTGGCGGCTATGGTGGTGATCATCAAATCCACCACACGCCGCTTGTCATCAAAAGATACATTCTCCCAGGTATCGAGGTAGCCGGAAATCTGGCTGACCTGTTCCGGGCTGATGGCCTCCACAGTCAACTCCGCTATCCTTGCCAGAAGTTCCTGCTTGCGCCCGTCCAGTTCCGCTATCTTCACATTCACATAGGAGAGCAGGACATTGTTTGCACCCGTCAGACTGTCCACCAGCTTTTCAATCTCGCTGTCCACATGGAGAAGTTCCACTTGCAGGGCGGCGATTTTCGGGTTTGCCTTTGCCGCTTTCTTCCTGCCCGTCAGCGTCTTGTGCTTTTCCAGCTTTTTCACCATCTGCTGGTAAACCACCGCTTCCAGCTCCGAAGTGATGATTTTCCCGCACCCGGCACAGCTTTTATTGTCCAGCCGCTTTGTGCAGCGGAGATATTGCTTTCCCACAGGATTGTTAATGCTCATAAGGGCATACCCGCAGTTCCCGCACTTGATTTTTCCCGCCAGCCATGTATGGGTGGCTTTCCGGGCAGACTGGATTTTCATGTTGTTCATCAGCTTCTTGCGGCAGGTCAGCCAGATGTCGGAGGGGACAATGCCCTCATGGGGAGCCAGTACCAGCATTTGGTCTTTCAAGTCGTTCTTTTTGCTGGGCTTCACATCCCGCCCTTGATACAGATAGCAGCCATTCATGCCGGTAAAATCGGCAGCGTCATTGACAATGATTGTCCCTTGACTTTTGAAAAATTCGTACACATCAAGGTCTGCCTGCACATAGACAGGATTGCGTAACATCTGCGCCAGCGTGGGGCGTATCAGCTCTTTGCCATGGAACAAAATCCCCTGTTCGGCAAAGTACCGGGTAATGTCCCCGTAGGAAGTTGTGGGCTGGGCGTACATCTCAAACATCAGCCGGATATTGGCCGCTTCCTCCGGGTTTACCACCAGCTTCTTTGTGTTGATACCGTCCATCTTGATAGGCTCCGTATGGAAGCCGTAAGGGGCTTTCCCGCCCATCTTAAAGCCCCGCTGACTGCGGGAGTAGTAAGCGTCCGTTACCCGCTTCTGTATCGTTTCCCGTTCAAGCTGGGCGAACACGATACAGATATTCAGCATCGCCCGCCCCATCGGGGTGGAGGTATCAAACTTTTCCGTAGAGGACACAAACTCTACATTGTACTGTTGGAACAGCTCCATCATGTTGGCAAAGTCCAGAATGGAACGGCTGATACGGTCGAGCTTGTAAACCACGACCTTTGCAATTAAGCCCCGCTTGATGTCCCGCACCAGTTCTTGAAACTTCGGACGGTCTGTGTTCTTGCCGCTGTACCCTTTGTCTGTGTATTCCTTGCAGTTACCGCCTTTCAACTCATATTTGCAAAATTCAATCTGGCTTTCAATGGAAATGCTGTCCTTTTTGTCTACCGATTGTCTTGCATAGATTGCGTCTATTCGATTGTTCATATTGTCGCTCCTTTTCTTAAAAAAGAAACGGAGCTGCTGACA